AATGTCTGCGTATCGCTGGCTGAACTCTTGGAAAGAGAAGCTTCTGTGCCTGAGTAGTTGAGCAGCAATAGACCTAGTGGTGTTGATCTCTAGCACTAGGTGGCACATCTCAAAAGGAGACCAATGTTTGTGCTTAATGAGATAACGAATCAACCTTTCTTGATCTTTTTCTTCTCGCTGACTCTTAGGGTTACTAACCCTAGCCATATAAACAATGAGATTCTCTGCGTCTGGAGTCTTAGTGATCAAAGAGATCCGATCTTGCGTAATGCTCACTAGTACTGGTTTAACGGCTTTAGAAGCTTAATACATATTTTTACCAGGTGGTTAACCAGTGGTAAAAGATAACCGTAAAAAACCTTTAAAAAGAAACCGTTTAAAACCGTTTTAAAACCGTTTTAAAACTCTTTATAAATAATTATAACCATACTGGTTAAGGGGTGTGTTTTTGTTGTGCCGGTTAAGCAGCTGTAAACTAGGCGTAAGTACCTAAACCGGCCGTATGGATGACGAGGGCTTGATGCCGTTTGAGCTAAACGGTCGTGCTATTCAGTTGATTCTTAAGTCTGTGTCATTTCATCTTGAGAAATGGCCAGGTGGTGATGCTCAAGAGCAGCAGGAGCTGATGGATATGAAGCTTTTGTTTACTGCAGCTAACCTAGAGTTTCAGTTTCGCTCTGAGTAGCCTCTGTAAGCCCCTAGAAGGCTGTTTAACCACCTGTTAGGTGTCCTACAGCCCAATCCAGTTAGCGCCTCCTCCAGACGCTCCTAGGGCCTTCTGAAGGTCTTCAAGGCTTTGAGCGTAACCAATAGCATCAATGCTCAAGCCTTGATCACCTTGGATAAACCTCCGTTCAAGCTCCCACTGTTCTGCGTAACGAGCATCCATGGCTTTCTTTTCTGTGGTTGCCATGGACTGCGTAAAGTAGTGGACTGCCATTGCAAGGGCATCTAGGCGGTCATCATGCTTGATCGAGTTCTTTTCCTTTGTTATACGGGTCAACTGCCAGAAAAGCTGGTATTGCGATCTAGTTTCACCTGGATAGCATTCCGTGGATCTCAGATCTTCTGCGATTATGTCAGTGTCAATCATGAGCCTGTGTTGGTTCATGACCGGCTCAAGGGTGTCAATAATCCTGACTTCTTTCTGTTTGTTGTGTCGGACCTCTTCGATGGAGCAGGGATAGATGGTGCCCAAATAGCGCTTCAGAAGTTCGCTGAACATACCGAGGCCAAGGTTGCTTTCAACGATTATTTGTTTGACCTCATACTCTTTGGCGAGAAGAGCGAGCTTTTTAAGGTTCGGCTCGCTGTAACCGCCTCTAAGGCCCCCAGAAGCAAGGAGAAACAGATTGCCGTTAAGGTAGGCCACTACGGCGTACCCAAGCTCGTCAGAGCCCCTTCCAGAGGGGTCTACGGCCATAACTACACCCGTATAGTCAAGAAACTCCGAACCAATTTGAGCAGGTTTGTAAAACAGATCACCATGCAGCCCAACGGACGGTAGATCCAGTGCTTTATCACCGTTAGCCAGCCAAACCACTTTGTCAGGGCCTTGCTTACGGTTTAAACGAAACACACAAAGGTCACGCAGCTTGAGTGGGTATTTCTCCTCATCACTCAGGCTGATGTCCAGCAGAAACTGCAGGTTAAACGTTGATTTACCGATTGATTGCTGTCGAGCCTCCAGCTCTTCCCAACCAAAACGTCCGGGGTCTACAGGGTGACCAGCCAAGCTTTTATCATCAGCAAGGTCTGTACAAAGCTTTGGAGCTAGCCGATCACCGTAGTAGTTTTTGTGCTTCTTAGCTGTGGGATACAGAGCAGGCCAGATACGGCATTTGTAACCAGCAAGCTCTAGCTTTGCGTAAATCGAATCTTGCGTGTGTGGAGTACCGAGAAACACGATCTCACCACCAGGCTTGATCACCGAGTCAAACTCTTTGATTGATTCCCGTAGTTTGTCTCTGATCAGTTGCGTTTCGCATGACTGCGGGGTCTCTACGTCATCAGCAACAATTAGATCTGCACGAGAACCAGTGATCTGGCCAAAGATGCCGCTAGAGCGCACTGACGGGCTCTGGTCAGGCTTTGCTCCGTAGACATCAAACGCAACCTTTGAGAAGCGTTGGGTATCGCTAGGAAACAAGTCTTTGACCATAAACCAGTTACGCAGCAAGTCGTGGCAAAACACTGAGAAAGCGTCTGCACGGTCTTGTGCTGCAGAGATCACCAACACCTTTGTGTCTGGGTCTCTACGCAGTCTCCACAGCACGTAACCAGCTGTTAGGAACGATTTACCGCAGCCACGGTACGCCATAATGATGCGGCGATCAGGACCGTGCTGCAGGTAGTCAGCTAGTTGATATTGGACTGGAGTAGGACTAGGAAGCCGCAGGTAGTGCCAGAGGTGTGTAGCAAAGACTGGAAAACTAGCTACAGCTTCCTTAATTATCTTTTCAGTCTGTAGGTTCTTTCTTGGCACGGCCTGCCCACTTAATTACGTGACTTAGGTTGTTTTGTAACACCAAAGTCATTTTGACGAACTCTAGCGCCAATTCCTGTAGCTCTTCTCTAGGGACATCAGGCAGCTCCCGCTTCATACGCTCTAGGCGCAGTTGCTGCTCCATTGATAACTCAAGGAGGGGGGCAGGAGGGACATCCATTTTGTAATCTTCCATTCTCTAGTTGCTGAATAACTTTCGTGATCTCTGTACCATAGCTGCCATTGTTGACTTCCTTTATCTTGGTTGCAACATTGACAAGCTGGCACAAGGTTGGTTGCAACATCTCCGCCACCTTTACAACGTGGTCTGATGTGATCAAGAGTCAGTGTTTTAGCCTGTACTCCGCAATATGCACATCTGTTTTGAAAGGCATCTTTGATTCCTTGTTTCCATAATTTAACTGCCTCTCGACGTTGTAAAGACTGGAGATTGGCCATAGCGCCATCGGGGGTCATATACACAAAACCCCCAGCAGGCGAGTAAATCACCATACCGGGGGCTTCATTTGATACATATAGGAAACAGGGTTCCTAAGCACCAATATAAGACCTAACTTTCTTCAAGTCCACATCTGGAAGTGCAGAAATCATCTCAGAAATAGCAGAGACATCACCACCGTTAAGAGCAGTAATACCTTGGTCTTTTAGAAACTTAATTGCGTTAGCCAGGTCAGATGCTTTTACATCTTCACGGTTAAGTTGATCAATTAGCTTCATTGCAACCAAACGGTGCAAGCTATACAGATCGTCCTCAGATGCAAGACCTTCGGATTTATTTAGAGATTTTTTTGGAGAAGCTGCCATAAAGTACCTTGAACGCTTTCAATCCCAATTGTACGAGACCGTTTTCTTTTAGTTTGGATGCACCGATCAATTCGGATACAACAAAAGCAAGTGACCAAAGAGCGGCCACAACAGTAGGGTCAGAGAAATCCATAGTTAAAAGATGCAAAGCTGTGCTCGTTCCCAATAATAAACACGATCGTCAATACCGTTTAGACCGCCGTTTAACCGCCGTGTAGCGGCGTAAACATCACCATTCCTACAAACGCTGAAGTAATCGTTATCTGTAATCCACTTGTAAGCACAGAGAAACGGATATTTATCAGCGGTATAGTCTGTGCCTATCTCCATAATTTTTGGATCTGGCGTACCACGCTTAGTCATCCAATCACTAAACGCCTGGTGATTTGCACGTCCAGTTAGCTGAATAGGGCCACAACCACGAAACTTAGGGCCGTCACCAGAATAAACATTCCCAAGATCATTTCGACCATTTAGGTATTCTCCAGAATCTATTTCCTTCATATAAATGAAACCGGCACTTTCGTGTGCCATCTGTGCTACAAGCATCTGCCTTGCAACCAAACTTTCACTAAAACCTGTGGCGTTAAACAACGCCTGCATATCATCTAGAAACCGATAATTAAATGCTTCCTCGTCGTGACCAGTTAGTTTGGCCAGCATTAGACCTGTGACTTGATGCTCCAGTCGAACAGGGGTTTGCTTAGGACCAGAACGCCAAAGGTCAGCAAATTTAGCCAGCACACCAGGCGATGTGTGGTCTTGCAGGAAATCTAGAGCGTCGTTTTGGTGTGGTTTTTCGTTGTAGTACTTCGCAACATCACGAAGAGAGATGTCGGCCATTGAGCAAGATCCGATCGAGTTTTTCATCAATGCGCTGGACCTGTTGTTCCAGCTTGTTCATCATAGGAACCAGCTCATCTTTCCTCACAAAATCTTTGTGAAGCGTGGTTTCTATGCCGTCTACACGGGTATCCATCGAATCGAACCGCTTACTAATGTAAGCAAAAGCTCCGCCACCTATACCACTGACGCCAAGGAATAGAGATAGGACGAAGGACGGGTCCATTAGGCTTTAAAACCTTTTTTCATTGCGTAAGCCAGACGTTTAAAGGGAACGTCAATAGAACCAGGACGCAGAGAACCTTTAGGAACCACTCGTGCTGGGTTGGTGTTTGCGGGGCCTGATTGCGGGCTACCCTTGGATTTACCACCTTTGATTTCGTAACTAGGCATTGTTTTGTTTTACTTTTTAGGGACACAATTGGGTACAGGCTTACCGCCTTTCTTTTTCATACCAACCATTTCATAACCCTTCCAACACGGGCCTTTTTTACCTTTTTTAGCCATTTTTAGTTTTGTACCCTTTCTTCATACTACAGTTACTACATTTTTTAGATCCAGATTTTTTAGGTTTCTTTGACCCAGTTTTTCCGTAATATCCAGGCATGGTAATTAAGTCAAAAGGTTGAGACAAGTTTTAGACGTATGTAACTTAAATTTTTCATGAATCCGTAATCTGTCTCGATGATTTTCTGGTCGAGCAAAAAACGGATCCGCATACAAAACGTCTACAGCTTCATTATATTGCTTGCAAGTCATCTCCCAATCTGTGTGATTGTTAATAAAAAGAAGACTAGCAAGCAATACTAATTTCATTGGTCTAACTCGGGCCAAGGAGTAAGGTACGGTTTAGGATTGACAACCATAGTGTCAGTATCTTGATCATAAACCTGTGTAGGAGCCTTCATAAGGGCTTCTAGCTCTTCAGTAGTAGTTACAGAGGTAATCTCTACTTCACGAGCGTTACAGACGGTTCTAACGGCTGCTCGGTAAGTGCTGACATCAGCAGGGACATCAACACCAGTTTCAGCTTTACGAGTAACGTACCAATCGGTGTTAGAAAGCATTTGACCGGCAACGGTCTTTTGCTCTTTTGCAAAGTTGGTCTTCAGTCCTGTGTACTCATTGCCATCGTCATCGATGCCATCAGCAACAGGGCGCGGATTGCCTGCGCTGTAGTAATACCGAGAATCAAACGGTGCAGGGTCAGGTTTGTAAGTAATACCAACTCGCGCTTTGTCTTCATTAGAAGAAAGTTTGAGCCAGTTAGACGGGTATTGAGTCCCGTTCTTGTCAGTAAAAGATCGTCCTTGCCGCAGTTTGCGGCCATCAAGCATGTAAGGCATGGTGATTAACGTGCGGTTGCGGGTGGAGCGTTTTCGCCCCCGAAAGGTGATTCAGCCCAAGCGGCATAAATATGGTCTGTTAATTGATTTACTTGGTTAGCACCACGAATCTTAAATCCATTGCTCAATATATCTATTTCTTGAACAGGGCTACCAGCAGTACTTTCGTTTTGGGTCAAATTTGGCTTCAAAACAGTGTCACTAGGGTTGCTAGTGTCTCTAGTTGTATCCCAAATAAACCAATCCCAACCTTGACCAACCGCCTTCAATATGATCATAGCTGGACGAAAACCTAGATAAACAAAGACACCATCAGCATTGTCATTTCCATCATACGAACCAAATTTTGAATACCCTTCTACAGAGTGCCAGCAGTAGGCAATATATTTTTTAGTGCTGCCGTTGGATTGCGTTGAATTTCCAAGTGTAAACACGCTTGACCCTGGTGCCACGTCGTTGAAAACATCGCCAAGATCTTGTTTTGCAACATCAGTGTTTAGATGCAAAAAGAATTGTTCTGGGTTAGTGTCTATGCCTTCATTGTAAACAATCCAATTAACCGCAGTATCTCGGTCTTTGAGAATTATAAATTCAGGGGTTGTAGTCAACCCATGGCCAACAGTTGCGCCGTTTGTAGCGTTTCCTGTATAGCTAACAATACTAAACCCAGCATCAGTGTTAGCACTTACGCTGCTTGTAATCGTGCCATCACTGTTTGAAACAGCAGTGCCACCTGCTTTCCAACACCAGGCAACGTAGCTGTCATTTTGTTGATAACTTTCTGCGTCGGCTGCTGAAAAGGTAAAACCATTTGTCGCAAAAGCAAAATTAGACCTAGTAGATTCGGCGTTAGTTCCATCAGACCTAAGCGACTTAGTAACACCTCTTACAGTGTCAAATAAAATATGATTTTGATCTCCATTTCTCATTTTAATCCAAACAAAATCTGGCTGACCATCGAAATCTAATTCACCATCTCCGTTGTTACCACCACTGCCATCAATAGTGATTGGGAAAGATGTACCTCCTGTGTAAGTTAATACGCCAAAATGCTCCTTGCCATTCTTAATCGTTGGCTCAGGCAGGTTGTTGGTTTGTAATTCTTTAAAACCAGTAGGCACGGTTTGTATAAAATCTTGTTGTCCAGCGTTTAAGTAAGGCTCGTAAGTGTCATAAGAAGTGGTTGGCTGCATAACAACAATTGCCAACTCTTTTGTAAAATCAACAGTTGTATCAGTGTTAATAAGACTACTGTTGTTATACATTTTTACTTCTTGGGCGTCAAAATCGATAGCCATGCCAACTTGTCCACCAACCGTTGTGTAGGAAGTAGCTGATGTGCTAGTAAAGTTAGAAAAGGCTTGTTGATACCCGCCAATGGAAGAATAATTAGCTGTTGTAGACCATGCTGTATTACTTAAACCAGCAGCATCAAGTTCAGACGTTAAACAAAGAGCTGGAGCGTTTTCAGTTGCGCCTAAGTTAGCTGTACCAGCTTCAACCCAGTATTTACCAGTAGTGCCTACAGGAAATCTAAAAGTAGCCTGACCGGTAATTGCTTGTGCAGTATTTAACACCATATTGCCATCTTTTAAACTTGGCCGTGTTTGTGGCCAAAGCGGGTTAAAAGTAGCATAATTACTGGTAGGTGTATCGGTGTAATCAACATCGCTCAACCGGTTAGAACTGCTGATTGCAGTGCTATTAATGGAAGTTGAGGTGAAGTCGTTACGGGCTGTGTGACCAGATGCGCCAATAGGTGCAGAGTCTTCACCAATACCCTCGGTAGCATTACTTTGGCTGCTATCAAACGTCAGATGAAACCCGCCGGCTCCATATTCAGCAGCTGTGAAACTTGGAGCAATAGGAACCCAAACCCCATCATCGTTATATTTGCCAAAATCTGTCTCGTCCTTAGCAGTACCATCAAGGAAATGAAAATCTGCTAGATAAAGACCTCTATTGCCATCATTGTCACCGCCTGAAAGGTTCCATCCGCCTATCCTAAAAGCTGTGCTTGGAGAAAAACCAATGGTGGTTGTTGACCATTGAACACCATTTACCCAAAGTTTATAAGAACCACTGCTGTATTGACCTACAAAGTGATACCACGCGCTTGGATCTGTAAAAGCGTCACGACTACCGCGAATGCTACTAGCTGCGCCAGTAGTGTTGTAAACAGTAAGCAAATAACCTTGATTCAAAATTGCATGGTTACCACAACCATAGAAGTATCTAAAAATATTAGTGTCGCGAGTGCCAATGCTTTTGAACCAAAACGACACCGTTATTGTTGAGCTGGACGGTGTAGCCGCAAGAGTGGATGATAATACCGAATTGTTTAGCCTTAAACGAATGCTCTGATTAATAGTGTCGCCAAGGTCTGCAGACGGCCCCTGACCGCTAGCGCCAAGCAGTGGATTATTAAAAAGAATGCTCATGAGTAGTTAGCGGTAAAGACAGCGTGGATAGAGGTTCCGCTACGTACAACATAATCAATACGATCAACAGCGTTAGCAGCAGTAGACAGAGTGGGAGCTGTTCCTCCAATAAAATCCCACGCATTTCCGTAAGTCAAAATCCTTGAACCAGTCGCGTCTTGAATAATAAAGATAGAACCACTTTGACCAGCAGTAATGTTGGTTGGGTTTTGCAGCTCACAGCTTGCAGTGTTGTTAAGGGTCAAAGCCCAGTTATTAGTAGTGTTGAAATTAAGTTGCTCAGTAGTGTCACCAGCAGCAACAGTTACGGCAGTAATAGTGCCCCGTTGTGACGCTGTAAACGTTTGGTTTGCGTCTGTAACGGCGTTATCAGCGTCAAACGCTTGAACATTAGTACCAATTACAAGGCCAAGAGTAGTGCGTTGAGCAGCTGCATCAGCATCGTCAATCAGTGCCCTACCAGCAGCAGTACAAGCAATTTCTTCTACTGCACCAGCACCAGCAGTACTACGGCCAAGCACTCGATCTGTTGCTGAAACGTTATCAGCTAGTTTTTCAGTATCAAGCTCGTTAATAGCTGCTTGAACGTTAGTAGCAGCAATGTCTCCTGCAGGTGTGTTAGTTACATCAGAAGCATTACTAGCAACACCATTAATAAAGTTAGTACCGTCAAAAACGCGTAAAACGTCGTTAGTAGTGTTGAAGTACAGGTCACCAGTGTCGTTGTCTGTGGTGTAGTCAGTTGCACGAGCAGGACGATAACGGTTGTTAAAGTCGTTAATATCATCCGACAGCTGGATAATATCGTCTTCACGAGCAATCAGCTTGTGGTAGGTATAGGTGTTAAGGGTAGTAGTGGTTTGAACCTGCAGACCAAGACCAGCTTGAACAGTAGTGCTGTTCATACTGGCAGGAAAACCAGTAATTGTGACGGTGGCACTACCAGTGGTCCTACCAGTGGTTGACGTGCCACTACCATTAATAACAAGCCCACCAGCATCAGCAATACTTACAACCGTACCAGCGTTGTCAGAGGGGTCTGGGTTGGTTGTTGGAAAGCTTTGATCGTCTGCAATAGCAACAAAACCACCCAACGAGTCCATTAACCCAACAACGTGAGTGTTAATGGCGCTTGAAGTTGGAAACTCAGTTGTTGAAGAGCCGTTAAAACTGTTAGTAAGAGTGTTACCGTCAAGCTGGTTTAACTCACCAGCAGTAGCGGTTACACCATCAAGAATGTTCAGTTCAGTAGTGGTGGCTGTAACACCATCAAGCAAATTAAGCTCGTCAGTAGTAACAGTAGCTCCGTCAAGGATTCCTAGTTCAGTGCTAGTAAGAGCAGCAAGCTGAGTAGCAGCTCCAGTCTGCATATCCCGCAGCGTTGCGATGTCTGCATCCAAGTCAACGCGGATTTGACCAGCACCAGGCGAGTCATCAACAATGGTTACACCGTCACCACCACTAATATCGGTGGTTAAAACGGTATCAATACGGGCATCAATACCAGCTGTAGTAGCAGCGTGAGCATCGTCAGAAGTCCACGTCTCACTACCACCAATAAAACCAGCAAGAGCACTCAGGTCACCAGTACCAGAGGACAAACCACCGAAACTGTCAGAAAACTCTTGTAACGAGAATCTATTCTGTTTATCTGAGTTGTTTAGATCAGCTGCTGTAAGGGTTGAACCAGCGGTAAAGCTAACAGTAGCGTCTGCAATACTTGTTGTACGAGACAGAACTACAGTTGCGCTACTAACTGCACTGTTGAGAACAATTGACGTTCCAGCAGCGTTAAAGGTGTAATCAGTAGTAATAGTTTGAACAGTGCCGTTAACAGTGACACTGATGTCAGATTGACGCAGGTACTCAATGGCATTGCCATCGCTGTTTGTCAGGGCAAACGTAGTACCGCTAGCGCTGGTATAAGTGATTGATGCAAATGCCATTGAATTAAGAGCGTTCTTGGAGCTTGGTCAAGTAATTTTGATATTCTTCCTGCATATCAGCAGGGGCTGCGAATTTGGCCGGAACTTCATCAATAGAACCGTCCGGCATCCGAACACTTCTAGTTCCACTCAAAAATTCTACTCGAGCCTGTGCAATCATCTCTTGTTTAAGATCTTCCAATGCTTCTCGTTTAGTAAGAGAATCAATGTTTGAAAACACTGGAGGACGTTGAATTGCGTTGAGATTTAAAGCAACCTTGTAATCATCAGGAAGTTTGTCATAAGTAGTATTATCTACAGTTTGTTTACCGCTAATTACGCGGTCAAACATTTCGTACATACTGTATTCAACAGGATTACCGTTTTCATCAAAAGTTTGATGTTTGTACTCGCTGCCAAGGAAGCGCCTAAAACGGTTTAGAGCAACCTCATTTGCAAGGATACCAAACTTCCTAAACACCTGTTCTGGTGGCCGAACTCCGTTTAGGAACAGTTCGTTATCTACAGTATCTGCTTGAGCTGGGAAAGGAACAACCTTACCAGCCACAGAACTAAAGAACGTACGCTCTCTTACTCCAGGATAGGTAACATCTTCAGGCTTGTACCAGTGTGCTACACGGTAATCGCCTTCTGTAACCTCATCTGGGCTTATCTGCTCATCTAAGTACTCAACTATTGAAGTTAAACCCATAGTGTCTGCAAATTTGCTACCAATACCAGCAGCAAAAACGATTGGTTTTTGAAGATAATCACCAACTCCAGCAGCAGCAAAGTTTAACTTCTCCATATACTGCAATTTTTGCATTTCTTCTGCTTCTTCAGGAGTTAACGCTTCTTCTGTAATTGGTGCAGTGTCGAGCATTCCAGCCCTAGAACCAGTAATAATGCGTTTTGTTTTGTAAACGTCTGGACCAATAGTTGTAAGAGCAAATTTTCTTAGACCGATAAGTTGTCCATTGGTAACTTTTTCAATGTATTGAAGCAGTAAAGTTTCTGCTTTGTGAGGGTCTTTAGTTGCAGAAATAATTGTGTCTAGTCCTTGAATAGCCGGGTTATCAAGAATAGTCATTGCTGTAGCTGCAACTCCAGCACCAAAAAAGTGCTGAGAATCGCTAATGTTTTCGCTACGAATGTAGTCCCGCATGTTGGCGCTATAACTTAACAGTTCTCCAACAAAAGGAATGTACCGATACGGCATCCATTGACCGCCTAATTTAATGTGATAAGCAGGAATTTCTGCATACAAAGCGTTTCTATACGTGCCCTTTTGTCCGCCAGTAATTTCTACATCGTTGTTCATTACAAGCGCTAGCAAACCGGTGTTAACAGTTGTAGCCAGTATCAAACTAGAGTTAGCTCGTTGACGAACAAAAGCGTCTGGATGATTGAGTTGAGATTGAAATCCAAGAATCTTACGCTCTGACCGTTTCCACTTTTTATAAGCTTCTGGTCCTTTGTATTTGGAATAGAAAGCAATCTTTTTACCAGTGTGGTGCCAAGTAGATTCTGCTGCTTCAGCAAAGGCTCCCAAGGGAACAGGACCAGCAGTTGGTTGGTAGTAGACAAAGCGAGCAACTGCGTTCAAAGGTGCCTTAACGTAAGGCGAAATAATTGCTGAAAAAAGCTTGTAATTACCAGCACCAAAAGCTGTAAAGGCTCGTCCAATGTCACCTTTAATGGTGCCTTCAACAAACTCTTCTTGCATGTCAGTGTATTTTGCAAGATCAATGGCTTCTTGGTTTTTAATTGCGTAACCAATCTCCTGCATATCATTACCAATACCTGCAAAAACAGGTTCGGTGTAGTGCGTAAAGAACTGTTTTTGAACAGCAAGGTCAAATGCAGGAGAACCTTGAACGTACTTAGCTACACCTTCTTCAGTCGCCATTGCAGCTACATCATCCATAGCCGCGGCCTTTGCATAAACCTGAGCATAAATACTAGAAACGTATTCAGTTGCCCATTCAGCTCCAGCAAAGCCGATGTTACCTCCAACCTTTTCACCACCCGTATATTTGGATTTATAAGGGCTAAAGAAAGACCCACCTTTAGTAACTTCATTAAGTTTTTGCAATCCAACTTGGCCTAGCCCCTGTACGGATGCTTTGTTAAAGAAACTAGAAGCAGCTCCAGCTGTTAAGTTTCCGTCAGCACGGAGAGCTTGATCAGCTGAACCTAAGAAAAACAGATCGTTAAAGTTTTTAGCGTCTACTTTCAAATAGTTGTATTTACGTTGACCTTCTTCTTCACCAAATGCTTTAATAAGCGCTTTATAAATAGTGTTATTTTCTGGTTCCTTGCTGTTAAGATCTTTGATCATCTGAGCTTCCCTCAAAGGATCAGACATCATTTGACGGCCAAATTTAGAAGTAGTAACAGCGTCGTTAACGGTGCTACGACCAAACATCCGCATGGTTCGTGCGTTATCAGCAGCTGCACCAATTGTTCCAAGGAACGTATGGAACATTTTTCCAGCAAGCCTTGTTTGCCTAGAAGCCTCTAGCTGTGCCTCTTTGTCAGCTTTACCACCAAGAGTTGTGCGTACAAAGTTGCTGAGTTGCATGGATGGACCAGCAATTAACTTTTGCGTAAAGTCGCCTGCACTTGTAACTCCAGCCTGTACCGGCTGAATAAATTGAGTAGAAAGGCTGGTTAAACCACCAGAACGTAGAGTCCTGACCAAAATTCCATCACCTTCTAAAGGCTTAGAACCAAGCAAATGCGGGTTAGCAGAAGCAAAGATAAGGTTATTAGTTAGCTCTTTAAATACGGCTTCTTCAGAAGCATCAAGAACTTGATCAGGGTCAGATGCTTTTGCAAGGATTTCTTCAACGTGTTGCAGGTTAGAAGGAAGACCAATGTATTCGTCTAAACCGTCTTGCATGTCTGCAATTGTTTTTACAAACTGCTCGTTAGTAGCTGCAGCAAATTTCTCAAGATCGTTCTCTAGGTCAGCTGCTGTAACTCTCTTACCTCGCACCTTTTTCAATTGTTGAGCAAGATACATCCGATATTTACCTTTAAACGAAGCTAGGTAAGTACCAGCGTGGTTTCGGTACGCCATGAAATCTCCCAAAGCTTGGTAAAGCATGAGAGCTTCTTTTGCTTGTTGAGCTACGTGCAGTCGATAAGTCCGACCATCAGACATACCAGCTTCAAGGAACTGTTGAGTCTTTTTACTGGCAGTGTAAAGACGATCAGCAGTTACACCGATATTTAAACCAGTAGCAAAAGAGTATTTGATTGCTTCTGGAAGAGCTTTCAACAGTTTTTGACTCTTGAGCGCTCGTTTCTGCAAGAAATCAGCAAGGAAACCAAACCCCTGGTTTTCAGCATTAGCCAGCGCATCCATATATGGACCCATTGCTCGCAAAGCATCAGGAAGAGCGCTTTGAGGCATCTTTTCAAACTTCTTATCGCTAAGAAGCTTCATCATGCGCTCTGCTGAGTTACTAGTACCGTTAACAGCTCTAACCAAAGAACGGTCAGCACGAGCACCCCAACCAGTATCGTTACGACCGTACTCTTGAGCAAAGTTACCCCAAAACTCGTCTACAGCTTCCTGCTCAGTGGCTTTAGAAACCTCTCGAGCCATACCTTCAATATCAACAGGCTCCTCTCCGTAAAGCTCTGTCTCTGCTCGACGGGCCTCTACTTCCTTAGTAACAGCAGGTTGCTCAGTAAAACCAGTTTTAATGTTGGGATTTTCGCCAGTACGGATTTCTGCTTCGTTTGTATCAGCCAGCTGACGAAGAGGAACTTGTTGACTGGTTTTCCAGGGATCTTCAACAACCTCAGCTTCTACAGTTTTAACTGGCTCTTTAGCTGCCTCAACTTTTGGCGCTGTCTCAGCTTGCAACCGCTTGACAGCCTCTTGTACGACTTCTGGCTGCAGTTCAACCTTGTTAATAGAACTAGCGTTAGGAAGCTCGTTAAACAGCTCTTGAATGGTCTCCAGCAGCTGCCTTTCGTTTTTAATCTTGGCTAGATCAATAGTGGGATCGTCAACGCCCTCAACGGCTTTAGGCAGCAGCTCTTGATAACGTTTAACAGCCTGACGCAAACGAGAAACGCTTGCACGATAATTTAAGTCACCACGAGCCTCAGCAGGGACTTGCTGGTTGTTAACGTCAAACTGCTCTTCAAGCTTGTTAATACGCTCAATAAAGGTATTGATGTTGTTTTGAAAGGTTTCCCTACCCATACGCTGAGCAGCAAGCATAGAGTCCATCTGCTCGCCAGACATCATCTCGCGCTGTTCAATGCTCTCTACTTCTTCAAGACGACCAAAAGTGCTTTCTTCTAGTTCTTTAATACGAGTTTCGTACTCAGCTTGCTGCTTTTTATAGCGGTTGTAACGTGTTTTGTTCGTAGCTTTTTTCAGATAACTGGGATCTGCTTTTGCAGCACGATCCATTTCACGAATGGCACTTTGACGAGCCTTTGCAAGCTTTGTAAGGTTGTCAATTTCTTTTATATCAACATCAGCCTCTGCACCAAGCTCAATGCTTCTACGGCCAAAACCAATAGCCTCTTGGCTAGTACCAAGAATTGCGTCTTGAGCACGCATCAAACCTGACGCATTCTCGTTTAATTTTGTAAGACTTTTTTCGTACTCATGGTTATAACTACGAGTGTTGTTAGAAACTGTTTCAATAACAGCGCGCTGGTTGCGGTCTGCGGCTTCTGCCTCGACTTCTGCTAAAACTCTTTGCTCTTCAGCTTCAAGTTTGATTTGCTTTTCTTTCAGCGTTGCAGCTTCTTGACGGCTCAAGGTTTTGCTATTAGAAAGCTCTCGAATAGCTCTACGTTTGAGAGCGTTCTTAACTAGCGACAAGGAGCCACGGAAAGCGGCTGTACCCAACATGCCGCCTAAAAAGGTTTGAGCACGTTTTGCGTAGTAATCTTCTTCAGCGTCCGTAGTAGCAAGAAGCTCTTTTAACAAATCGTCTCTGTCTTCAGTACTAATTTGATCTAGTGCTTTACCTACTTCTGCTTCTTTAGCAGCATCAAGACGAACAGTTGAACCTAACAGCAGTTCCTCAACGGCATCTTGAGGAAGATCAAGGCCAAGCCGTTTAGCAACAACTACTCCAGCTTGTCGCAAATTAGCTGCGTTAGGACGCAAAGCTGCCCTTTTAATAGCGGTTTCAGCGCCACGAATCTTGACGCTTGCGCTGCTAACCCCTGTAGCGTTAGGGAACAGCATACTTTGCAGGATAATTGTACCTACATCTGAAATGCCGCGTCCTACCTCAGTTTTAGGGTTAGTAGCTTCATAAATTGCACCACCTTTTGCAAGAGGCCCAACAATAGGCGTATCGCTACCCATACCAAGGGGTTTGACAATGCCTTCTTCAGTAGGCAATTGGAGACCTAGAGCAGCGTATTGAGCACCTACATCTGTTTCTTCTAGTTCTTCTGCAACAAAACGAGGAGCCTTTCCTTTACGGGTTTCAACAGTTTCAAGCGATTCAGGAGCTGCTTGCTGTCTTGCCAACAGTTGACCCATATAGGCTGCTGTAGGGTCACCGCCAAAAGCAGCAGCCATTCCTATTTGAGCTTGGCTTGTAGGCGTTGTCTGAACTTGCTGTTGAAAGCCTTCAGTAGCGTCTTCAAAAACTTGAACGCCCATGGACAAAGGCACTCTCAGCGCTTCCTTAGCAAACTCAACTGTGTTTTCCCACCAGTCAGGTCCCTTTACCTCTTGTTCAGGCTGTGGCTGCTCTTCAGGCTGCTGCTCAGCTGAAACTTCAGGCTGTGCCTGGGGTTTGTAAGGACTTGTGAGTTTTTCGTCTGCTAGCTGTTTGTTGTACTCGTCTTCTGTATCAAAGTATTGGTAACCCTGATCAGGAATAAGAAAATAAGGCATCAGTCAGCAAGTCCAGTTTGAAGAATAGTGTCGTAAATTTTTACCATGTCTAATTGATTTATATTTGATCCGCCACGACGAAGTTCAACGTGAAGGTGCATACCAGTACCGCCGTCTATATGATTTCTGTAAGAACTTTGTGTGTGTTGGCGGCCTAAAGGTTCTCCAGAAGAAATAATTTGTCCAACTTTGACAGGCCAATCATAGCCGGTGTAGCCGTTAGTACCGGATTGGCCGCTACGAGCGTGAGCAACAAAGATTTGATCTCCTTTGTTTAAATTGTGCTTCGATTCTAGGTTAGACCCAAAAGGAGTCACAACCTCAACTAAAATCCAATTACCACCCTTTCCAGGTTGAAATCCAATATCAACAACCTTAACGTTTGTAGGAGCTACAAAATTTACGTCGTTATTGCCTGAGTTATCTTTACTTTCAAGATAAAAGTCAATTGCCCCATAAGCTCTTTGACCACGATCAGGGTGACCGCCAGTACGTTTTGCTCTTGTTGTATTATTTTGTGTTGTTTTTATTAATCGTTCATCTACAAGCTTTCCAGTTGTCTCCATAACTTTGTTAAAAGCTTCGTCATCTGCTATTTTCACACCAAATACTTTTGGATCGCTTTGTGCTCGAATTAACTGAGAAAGAGTTCCTTGTGGTTCCATTTGCTGAAAAACAATCATGGCGTTTCTCAGCTCGTTCACTGCTTCGCTACTTAAACCTGGAGCATTTGTTTGACTAACTTGCCCGATTACTTCAGCAAAAGTACTCGAACTTATCATTGGTTCACGCTCGTAATAACTATTAAAATCTTTTGTATTACGGTTTTTTACAAGGAACTCTTGCGGAGTATAAATAACGTCTGCTTTTTTAACAGAGCTAACCCCATCTTTGGGTGCAAGGCGGGTAGTAAACGCAAGCTCATCAGCATTGTCAAAAGTATTTTGATTTGAATCTTCAAGGTTAAAAATGTTCGTGTTAAATTGTTGGTTTTGGGCTAAGTCGTCTTTTAAATCTTGTGTTAAAGCTGCCCACCACTCTTTATCTTGTAAATCATTGAGAGTAGCATCTTGCATTTTAAACTCAATAATTGCTTCAGCTCTTTGTTTTGCTTCAGTTTCAAACTTTTTCCTGTAAACGTTGTCGTAACGTTCTTGAATTTGCTTACGTTTTACCTCATCTTGAGCATTAGCCTTTAAAGCTTCTTCTTTGGCTTTGTTGAGGTTTGCCAATGCTTCAACAACAACAGAGTTAGTAGTGTTGCTAACTTCTGTTTCAAACTGAGCTGATTTTACAAGTGACTTTTCTCGTAAACCTAAAAGGCTGTTAAAAGCTGCACTACCTTGAGGGTACTTATTTAAAATGTCGTTTTGCGTTGCTTGGTCTTTTTGACCCAAAGCCAACGTAAAAGCAGCTTTATCGTTTGTAAGCTGCATAGGGTCAGGCACTGCCAGGGACTCTGTGTAAAGTTTTTGTAACCCTTGACGGCTAAAAGTTCTAGGAATAAATAGTTCTACTTCTGTTGGTTGTCCGTTTTCATCAACACCAGGAACAGTGTTAACTTGTCCTAATTTAAGACCACGAACAAAACTGTCACCATTCCCATCTCCTTCAGCAATAAGAGACAAAGCTGTTTGAAGAGTACGACGGGTTCTGTTGTATTCGAGGCTATTCCTTTTATCTGCAATAGATTGTTCATTAACTATTTGAGCTTCAATTGCGTCTCTGTTTTCTCTAATAATTTGACGCATTGTTTTGCCGCTTTCTGAGTCTTTGTAATCAAGCAGCATTCCTTGACCATCTCCCAAGTCAAACCCACTAAGCTCTTTCAACAACAAACCGTTTAATTGTGGGTCTTCTTTAAAATCGTTTACACCGTTTTTATTGACATCAAATTGCAGATTAGTAAGAAACGGTGTACGAATATTTTCAGCAAACTCAATAGCAGTTTTACCTGCAGCCATGTACTCAAGCTGAGCTTTGCGAAGATTAGCAGCAAGAGTACCTGGAGCTTTACCACTTCTCCAAGCAGCAACACCACCATCAAGCGTTTCGTTTGCTGCTGCGTTAAGCAGCGTTACGTTGTACTCAGCACGCTTTTCAGCAATGTTTTGCTGCAGCAGTGGCATTGCTTTTGCCAAAGCTGGCGCAACCAAACCGGAATACATCCGATCAGGGATGTCAGGGTAGTTCTGTTTTAGGTAGTTTTGATTCTGTTTAACAAGCTCAGATGTAACTTCTGTTGGGTCTTCAATCTGCTGAAGACGCCCCATGTTATTAGTTACATACTCGTTAAGGTTGACAACGGATTTAGTAGCAGCGGTCTCTGCTTTCTTGTTGTAATAGTGAAACTTAAACCAAGGGTTAGTGCTAATTACCTGCTCAGCAAGATCTGGCCTGCCTTTTTTACGGAGTTGACGTGCCGTTTCACCCAGCTCAACCGTGTCTAACTGGTATTGACTGATCTGATCAAACAGCTTATCTACTTGAAACCCAACCTTTTCGGCTTGGTCTTTTACGTTCTGCCGCATGAGACCTTGACCGGTCTCTACAAGGTTTGCAATGCTGTTTACCTTGTCTTGTAGCTCTAGATCAGGTTGGTAGCTAGTAAAATCTAGAAGCTGACCACCACGTTGTTGAGAAACCTGCTCTGGTTGAGCTGGTGGAGCGATCTCTGCACGTTGTTCAGGCTGCTCAAACGTATCTCGCAGCTGACGCTGGGGCTGGATGTTAAAGCTGCTGGTCATGGCTGTCTTTCGGTTTGTTCAGTAGTTTCTTGAGTGTCGCTGCCTGATCCGCTTTGTTCAGTAGAAGGAGGCAACAAAGCCTTATATTCACCAATTGCTGCTGCAGCAGCGTTTGTTGCGTCGCCTAAAGTCAAACCCCGAGCTTTACTTGGTTTACTAGGTCCGTAAACTTGAGCAGCCAAAGGTGCCATAGGTTTAACAGGATCAGCATAAGGTCTTGGGTTGTAAAGACGTACAGAATTTGTTTTGTTTTGAGCTTCAATAGAGAAAGCCCTACCAGCGTCAAGTTTATCAGCAATTCTGTACTGACGAGTGATTAGACGGTTGCTAGCGTTTTGCAGGTACTGCTGGTTAGCGGTGTTTCTAATGTTTTCTACGGTGCGTCCTACTTGACCGCTAGCTACTTTTTTAACTGAGTTAGCAATTGACTGTAGACGAATAGTGTCTAGTTGAACCTCGTCTGCTGCCTCTTGCTCGTAAAAACGGGCTTCAATAGAAGCAAGTTTTCTACCGAGATCACGAGTAGCAGAAATAGAAGTTTCTGTTTTAATCTCAGCTGCTTGTTTAGCTTTAAGCTCTTCGTATTGACGAAGCTCTTCTACATACTGAGATTTGCTAAACCAGTTTTGCAGGTCAACCTTGTAAGCTCGGTAATTTTGCCTGTTAGTATCAGCAGCTTTTCGATA